GAACAGCAGTTGAGGAGTTCATGAAAACTGATGAATACCTGATGATGTAGGTTGATAACAAAAAAAGGCTAGTCTGATAACAAAAAGGCTATTTTGATAACATAAAACGGAATTTTTATAACAGAAAGATGGGTAACCCCCTCTTTTTTATTGCAAAGAAAGGAGCATTAGTAAATGCATTTTGATATTTTTAAACCTGTTTTTGATATTATGAGAGACAATACATTATTTAAGTTAGTTATAATAATGATCGTAATGGATGTGGTATTTGGAAGCCTAAGAGCTGCGAAGGAAAGGGACTTTAATTCTAGTATAGGTATCGACGGTGGTATTCGCAAAATAGGCATGCTTTTATCCTTGGTATGCCTGGTATTTGTAGATATTTTATGTCCGGTAAATCTTATAGGATTTGTACCTGATGCACTAAGAGAATATATGCACGTACAGGATATTTCTGTGATGGAGTTTTTTGCATTACTTTATATAGTGTATGAGATACTTTCAGTGCTTAAGAATATGACATTGTCAGGGTTACCTGTACGTAGGGTATGGATTGCTATAAAGAGCTTCCTGCAAAAGAATACAGGCGAATTCATAGAAATTGAGGACAAGGAATAACGAGGGCTTAGGCCCTCTTTTTTAGTGCAAGAAAGGAAAGACGTATGATTAAAATAGGACAAGCAAGCAGAGATGAAAGAATGAAGTACAGTGGGGGTTTTGCAGGCGATCAGGACGGCAAAGAAGTCGCAATTAGGGAGTGGTATAATCGCCCCTGGAACAAAGTTTTAAGGTGTAAAGATTCCGACAAAGCTGAAAAGATAGCTACAACCATGGAAAAAGCCTGCAGGAATGACTATATCGGATACGACCAAAATCAGAGAACGACCTTATACAGTCTTGCAAAGGCAAACGGGTGGAAGATTGAAGATGTGAAAACACCGTGCGAAACTGACTGCAGTGCCTTGGTTGCGGTATGTGTTAATACAGCAGGTATAAAAGTATCGGGCGATATCTATACAGGAAATGAGGCTAAGGCTCTTTTACAAACAGGAGAGTTTGAACTGCTATCAGCTCCTAAATATTTGCTATCTGATGAGTATTTAAAGCGTGGAGACATACTTTTATATGAGTTTCACCACACGGCTATAGCCTTGCAGAATGGCAGAAAGGCAGAGAAGAGCAGACCTGCACAGGTAGAGTATCCGCTTGGGTGGAATAAGTCCAAAGATGGCCAGTGGTGGTATGCCGATACTCCTCACAGTCACGTAGCGGGCAGATGGGCGTATATTGATGGACGTTGGTATGTTTTTGATCAGAAGGGTTATATGATAAAAGGCTGGTTCAAACAGGGACCAGACTGGTACTATATGAATCCTGCCGACGGCACAATGCTTTCAGGGCAGTGGGTGGATGTTGACGGTAAGTCTTACTATCTTACCCAATCAGGTCTTATGGCAAGAAATGGATACATAGAGGACGCAAGCGAAAAGCTGTACTTTTTTGTAGATGATGAGGGTAGATATGTAAAAGAGTTGGATACAGATGCGCCTGATTTAAGCAAGTATGAAATTATAGAATAGTAGATAAGGCAAGAGGCTTAATCCCCTTGCCTTTTTTTATTGCTTAAAATTTTTTTCTTTTTCTTGAATTGTGCTTTTGAGTTAAAATTTTTTGTACTTTTTTGAAAGTATCAGTTGATATAATACTTTCATGTGATCCTGATTTTTCCTCTTTTTTAAATCGAATGTATCCTGCGTAAGTTTTATTTTTTAGCATTACTTTTACTGAGTTTGCTGAAAACTCTTTACCGCGTTTTCCTTTGTATCCAGCACGATTGAGTATCCGGGCTGTTTCAGATAAGTTATGCGTTTCTAAGTATGCTTCAAAGCACAGTTTAACGCAATCTGCTTCTCTTTCTATGATTTTCAGTTCATCATTTTTACTAGTGTAACCTTGCAAAAATGCCGGTGCATACTTGCTCTGCTTGAATTTTTCATCAAGCGCAAAGCTCACTCTTTCGCTTGTGAGCTCTCGCTCTAGTTGAGCAAAAACTCCCAAAATGCCTACAATCGCACGCCCGAAAGGTGTGCTCGTATCAAACGCTTCAGTATATGAAACCAAGTCAATGTTTAGTTGATTCAATTTATATACTGTCTGATACAAGTCAGACACGCTTCTTGTGAATCTACTTAATGCCCAGAAAAGAATAATATCAAATTTCTTTTCTTCTGCGTCTTGTATAAGCTCCTGTACTGCAGGCCTGTGTGTCATATCTTTTCCACTTATCCCTTCATCTGCATACAATTTATAGATGAAGTAATTTTTGTCAGAGCAGTACTTTCTCAAAGTTCTTTCTTGTGCTGCTAAAGAGTATCCTTCTCTAGCTTGATCAAGAGAAGACACCCGGATATATATATTGCAACTTTCTTGCTCATATGATAAAATGCCTTTGCCTTTCTTTTGAGGTAGGCCCTGTAGTTTTGCTTTGGTCGGCTGCTACAGGGCCGTTTTTGTTTTTTTTCATATGCTTCTATTCAGCTGGATTGTAGAATATACCATCATCATTAATATATTCGATTACCTCATCTTCAGTTATGGATAATGTGCCAGCTACAGATAATCCATTGTTTAGATCTAATGTAATCTGATACTCACCGATCTCCGAAGGTCTGTCATTTTCTATTCCATCAACTGTGCCATAATACGCACCTGAAATCATGCTGTCTATTTGTCTTTGTTCCTTGGCTGTAAAGCTTCCGTATGTTCTTCCAATCATCATTTCTTTTTTCATATATCCACCTTTCTTCTTTGCTTACAGTTTGTGTTTGCTGGTCGGCTCTGTAAGTTTTTGTAAATTCCTTATTTATCTTACAATATTATTTTACTCTATTATTAGAGTAATGTCAAGCGGTTTTTACTCTATTTTTAGAACTTTTTTATTGCTTTTAAGTATGGTGTAATATATACTGAAAGTGAGGCAGGAGGTAATTATGATCAGGTATAAAATAGATATTATGAAAGAGCTGACTGGCAAAGGGTATTCTTATACTCGTATAAAAAAAGAAAAATTGCTATCAGCTCAAACTTTAGAAAATATAAAGCGAGGGAAGTCTATCACATTAGATACGCTTAATAAAGTTTGTCTAATGACTAATTTACGCGTGGAAGATATAATAGAAGTAATCGCAACAGATGAAGAGAAGGAAAGGTATTATTAGCATAAAGTATTTATTTATAGAGTGATGTAACAAAAAAGGCAAGGGGCTAAATCCTTGCCTGTTCTGAAGCATGACATTCAATGTACGTTCACTACAGTTTTTCATTGTAAGATTTCCTTATCTGTGTTATGTTATATTTAACAGATAGGACGGTGTGAGTAAGTCCACCGTCCCCTGTTACCTCTTTGCTAG